CTGTTGCATATTTTTGGGGGCGTGTAGGCAGGGGATATTCGATGGGGCGGCGGCCGAAGGCGAAGCCGGAGAGGGCAGCGGATCGTGAGACGGGGCAGCTGTTGACTGTTGCGCCGCCGCCGCCCAAGGGGTTGGGGCAGGTAGGGCAGGAGTATTGGCAGCGGCTGACGACGTCGCTGGTCGAGACGAAGAGCTTGACGGCGCAGATGCTGGTGCCGATCGAGGCGCTGTGTGGGCAGTGGGAAATCTACTGCCGGTGGAAGTGGTGGCTGCAGGCGAATTGGGATCGTTGGACGACAAAGGCGCCCAGCGGCTACGAGATGGAATCGCCGCAGGTGCGGTTTTGCAAGGACGCGCTGAACGAGTGTAACAAGCTGTGGAAGCTGTTGCGGTTGACGCCGGAGAAGGCGGGGACTCAGGACGTTGGGAGCGTGTTCGACGTGGCGGCTCAGAAGGGTCGCGGGGATGAAGAAAATCGGCCGCCGGTCTGAGGGAAATGGGGCGAAGATGGCACGAAAACGGAAGCAACCGGATCAAAAAGCCGAGAAATTTCCGCTGAGGTTGGAGTGGCGGAGCCCGGCGGAGCTGGCCGAGAACCCGCGCAACTGGCGGACGCATCCTGAGAATCAGCAGGCGGCCCTGGCCGGGGCGATGACGGAAGTCGGCTGGGCCGGGGCGTGCCTGTTCAACGAGGCTACGGGACGGCTGATTGACGGGCACTTGCGGCGGAAGGTGGCTCAGGCGCAGGGGTGCGACCTGGTGCCGGTCCTCGTGGGGACTTGGACGGAGGATCAAGAGGCGAAGATCCTGGCGACGCTCGACCCGCTGGCCGGGATGGCGGGGGCCGATCCTGTGATCCTGGACGACCTGCTCAAGGGCGTGCATACCGGGTGCGACGATCTGCGGGACATGCTCACCGATCTTTGGGATGACGTTCAGGCCGACGCGATCGCGGGCACGGAGCCGGCCGAGCACCAGGACGCGGAGCCGCAGGAAACGATTGGGAAGCATTACAAACACGCTGGGTTAGGTGTGTTTGTTGCCAAAAGAAGTTGTGGCGTTGAATATCAGCGCGTTGTGGTCTGGAAAGCGACGCAAGACCCGATTGAAACAGAGCGATTAGCGGATGCGATCAGCGATGTCATCAAAGAGTGGTGTCCAGTGTTTAGGCAAACTTGGACAGTGACGAATCCTCCGCGCGGTTGCTCTTCGGGTGACAAGCCGCACGCTGCCGGTTTGCTCGCGAAGCAAGTTGCTAATGTTTTGGGGCTGGACTATGCGGAGATGTTGGAGCGTGTCGGAGAGCGAAAATGGCGAGGAAGCCGCAATGCGACACGCGAACAAATATTCAATGCAGTGAAGGTTCCACATGACGTATGCCTAATCATCGACGACATGGCAACGACTGGAAATACGCTACGCGGAGCATTGAAGGCATTACGCTCTGTTGGCGTACCAGCGTTCGGATTTGCCTATTACGGACACGATTAAATAGCGTTTCGCGGATGCGTTTCCAGACCAGGAGATCAGGCGGGCGGATTGATGGCGCGGCAATCGACGAAGCTGCTGGAGTTGAAGCGGTGGGCGCGCCGGCGGGGGTGGTCATCGTGGTTGCGGCGTGGCGAGGGGGAAGAGGCGGACGAGCGGGCGCTGTTGTCTGGGCACTGGTTCAATCCGCAGCGCGGGGAACATGCGGTCAAGTGGATTGAGCGGTACTGCAAGCTCGTCGAGGGGGCTTGGCGGGGGCATGATTTCCGGCTGCTCGATTGGCAGTGGGATCTTCTGATGCGGCTCTTCGGTTGGGTGCGGTGGTCAACCGAATGGGAGCGGCACGTCCGGCGGTTCCGCTGGCTGTACTTGGAGGTGCCAAAGAAGAACGGCAAGAGCCCGATGCTGGCGGCGATCGGGGCTTACCTGCTGTTCGGCGACGGGTGTCACTCGGCCCGCATCTATTCCGTCGCCACGTCGAAGAAGCAAGCCCAGATCGTCCACGGGGCGGCAGTCGATATGGTCCGGGCGTCGCCGGAACTGTCCTCTGTTTCGCGGGTGCGGACTCAGGATGGCTACCTGGTCGTCGAGTGTCCGAAGACGGGCGGCAAGTGGAGCATCGCCGCGGCCGACGCGAAGACGGCGGACGGGGTCAACGGGCATTGCCTGGCGGACGAGCTTCACCGTTGGACGGATTGGGAATTCTGGAACACATTGCGATGGATGCTGGCCGCGCAACCGGAGGGGCTCTTCGCCGCGATCACGACGGCAGGGGCGGACATGCAAAGCATCTGCCGGACTCAGTACGAGAAGACGCTTGCGGTCAATGAAGGCCGGATGCAGGACGACCAGTTCTTGGGGAAGATTTTCGCCGCCGGGCCCAAGGACGACCCGCACGACCAGCGGACCTGGTTCAAGGCCAATCCGAGCTTGGGCAAGACCAGGTCGTCTATTCTGAAGTTGTCTGATTTCCGTGGCGACTATCACGCGGCCACGCAGGACCTGACTCAGTGGGACGAGTGGAAGCGGCTGCGGCTGGGGGTCTGGAAGACGGCCGAGGCGGCTTGGCTCTCGCAGGTGGGCGGCATCTCGGCCTGGGACGCTGGGGCGTCGGCCCGCAAGGACCGGGCGAAACGAATCGACTGCCACGAGTCTTTTACCCTGGCTGGGCTGCGCGAGCGGGGGCTCGCATGCTGGGCGGGATTCGACGGGGCCACGCATCACGACACGACGGCCTTTGTGCTCGTGTTCTCAGATCCGTCCGCGGAGCCGGTGCCGGCCGACGCGACGGCGGAGCAGGTGGCGGAACAAAGCGAGATAGTTCGCATTGTTCCGTACTATTGGCTTCCGGAAGCGGAGGCGATGCGGCTGGGCGCGAAGGTCCCGTACCAGTTTTGGGCGGACGCTGGACACATCCGATTGACCTCCGGTGACGCGGTCGATTATTCGCAGGTGAAGGCGGACATCCTGACGATTTGTGATGGGCTGAAGCTACAGGGGATCGCCTTCGATCCGCTGTTTCAGTCGGAGCAACTGACGCAGGAAATCTCGGCCGAGACGGGCGCGGATCGGCACGAGTTCCGACAGGTGATTACTCAGTTCTCGCCGCCGATGAAAACGCTGGCGAGACTGATCGCGGAAAGGAAAGTTCGGCACAACGGGCACCCGATTTTCACTTGGCAGATTGGGCATCTGGCGTGCTACGAGGATTGCAACGGCAACCAACGGCCGGTGCGGCAGAAGCAAGGCGACTGCCGGACGATTGACGGGCCGGTGGCAGCGATCATGGGGCTGGGGCTGATGCTCGATTCGCAGACGGCGGACAAGCCGACCTGGTACGACGACGACAAGAACGAAGTGGAGTTCCTCTGATGTTTGGATGGCTTCGGAATCTGTTGCAGCGTTCGCTGAGCGACAACAAGGGGCCGTTCTACATCACGGACCCGCGATCGTGGGACACGTTTTTCGTGGGGCAATCGACCGATGCCGGCGAGCAGGTGACAGCCGAAAAGATGGTGGGCGTGGCGGCCGTCTGGCAGGCGGTTGGAATGATTGCCGGCGATGTGTCCAAGCTGCCGCTGGGCGTCTTCCGCCGGCGTGGCAAGGACCGCGAAGAGGACCGCGATCATCCGGCCAGCTGGATCATCCGGCCGGACTGCTGGGCCGGGCCCGAGCACGAGCTATCTTCGCTCACCGTCTGGCGGCGGTTGATGATTCACGCGCTGATCTGGCCGCGCGGCTATGTGCTGATCGACCGGGACGAGCGGGGGACGCCGATCGGGCTGTCCAATTTGCTTCCGGACCGCACGGAGTTGAAGACCACGGAGAGCGGCCGGCTGGTGGTCGTTTCGCAGATCGACAGCCGCTATTACGCATTCGCTCCGACCGACGTAATCATGGTCGAGAACATCGCCTTTGATTCTGGCGAGTGCGATTCGTTCGGGCCGCTGAAGGCCGCCAAAGAAAATATCGGGATGCAACTCGCCAAGCGGAAGTTCGGCGGCAAATTCTACTCGCAGGGCTGCCACGCCGGCGGCTGGCTCGAAGTCCCGCCAGGTGCGAGCGACAAGGCGCGGCAGAAGATGGAAGAGGGGCTGAAGAAGAAGAGCGAGCCGGAGAACTGGTTCCGGGCTTTGGTGTTGCGCGATGGGTTCAAGTGGCACAGCACGATGGTTTCTCCTGGCGAGGCCCAGTCTGCGGAACTCGACGAGGCGGAGGTCCGCAACGTGGCGCGGTTCTACCGAATGTCCCCGTCGCGATTGGGCGTCAAGGAATCCATCTCGTACAACAGCGAAGAGGCGGCCCGCCGGGCGTACCACGACGAGACGCTATCGTTCTGGCTGAAGCAAATCGCCACCGAATGCACGCTCAAACTGCTGACCGCAGTCCAGTATGAGCGGGACACGCACTTCATCGAGCACAACATCCACGCTTTGAATTGGGCCGATACCCAGACGCTGATTAGCGTCGGCGTGCAAGGGGTGACGAATGGCATTTGGTCACCGGACGAAGTACGGCGCTGGTTCAATTACTCGGCCTGGCCGGGCGGGATCGGGGAGAAACCGTTCCAGCCGATGAACATGCAACTGCTGGGCGAAGAGCCGGAGCCGGAGCCTGAGCCGGAGCCTATGCCGGAGCCGGAAGACGACGACGAAGAAGAAGAAACCGAAGACGAAGGGGATACCGATGGAGATGGAACGGCGAACGATCAGCAGTGAGTTGTCCCGGCTGGAGATTCGCGAGGACGGCCAGCCGCCACGCATCGAGGGCTACGGCGCGGTCTACTTCCGAGCCGGCGATCCGGGGACGGAATACCGGCTATGGGCGGACACCTACGAGCGGATCATGCCCGGTGCGTTCGACGAGGCGGTCAAGGCTGATGTGCGATCGCTCTTCAACCACGATCCGAACATCATCCTGGGCCGCAATCGCGGCAACGCGGCCACGCTGCGATTGACGTTGGACTCGACCGGGCTGCGGTATTCCGTCGAGCCGCCGCAGACGGCATTGATCCGCGACCAGGTGCTAGAGCCGATCCGCCGCGGCGACGTGTCCGGATCCTCATTCATGTTCCGCCCGACGAAGGTCGTTTGGGTGGAAGAAGACCGCGACGGCCGGACGGTGGACGTGCGCGAATTGCACGCGGTGGAACTGTTCGAAGTGGGCCCGGTCACCTTCCCAGCCTACGAAGCGACCTCGACGGGCGTCCGGTCTACGGAGCGGGCAGCGATCGAATCCGAGCGGCGGGAGTGGCGAGAGCAGCGGCAGATCGACTTGCAACAGGAAGCGGCGCGGCAGCGGAAGATTCGCGAGATGGAGGCAGAAGTCGCGTTGACCATGGCGCGGCTGTGACGGCGTGAAAGGTAGGGGCGTGGATCGGTTTGCCGACTGGACGTGGATTGTGTTGGGATGTTCGCCGCTGGCACGCGAGGCTTACGCTACGGCGCGGCGGGACTTTCCTGGGGCGCCTGTCATCACCTGCAATCGGGGTTTGCAGATCGAACCGAACCCGGATTTCTTTTTTCTGTCCGATCAGCTCGCGTGCAAACTTTTCGCCGAAGGCGGCAAGACCGCGTCGAAGCGAGGCAAGACGAAACGGATTACGCTCCGCCGCGATCCGCAGGCCATGAAGATGCGGACGGTCGACGATTTCGAGATCGTCTATCGCGAGGGGTATCCGTTCGAGCCGTTCCAGACATCGGGGATCTGGTGCGTCGAGTATGCGATCCGCGTGGGGTTGGCCCGCCGCGTGGTGCTGTGCGGCATGGACGGCTACCGGCCAGACTGTCCCGGCCAGGATTACTTTCTAGGGGCGTATCACTACGAGCCGAATGACGGTCTGCAGAAGGATCTCACGAAGACCGTCGTCGAACCGCTCACAAATCGAATCGCGTTGAAGTATCCGGAAATCGAATTCATTCAGGTGGGGGAGCCATGTTACCAAGTCAACAGTCAGAACTGGCACGTCGTACCGCCGCAGCCGTGATTCCTGCCCGTGGCGGAAGCAAGGGGATTCCGAGAAAGAATCTAGCTCTGTGTGCCGGGAAGCCACTCCTGGTCAGGGCGATCGCAACGTGTCAGCAGTCCCGGTTGCTGCGCGGGGTCTGGGTTTCCACGGAGGACGACGAAATTGCCGCCGTGGCTCGGGCCTGGGGTGCGGGGGTGATTCATCGGCCGGCTGAGTTGGCGACAGACGAGGCGTCGAGTGACGACGTGCTATTACACGCATTGGACTTTCTCCCGGACGATCTGACGACGCTGGTGTCTGTGCAATGCACCGCGCCGCTGCTGACTGCGGCCGAGCTAGACCTGGTGATTGAGCGGCGGGAATCGCAGCGGGCCGATGTGGTTGCGGCCATTGCTCCGGCGCACGAGTGGCAGGTTGCGATCATCGGCGATCGGCTGCAGGGGCTGGGCTACGTGCTGTGCGGCGAGAAGTCGAAACGCCGGCAGATCCTGCCGCCGCGCTACCGGCTGGCCGGTTCCGTCGTAGCAATCGAAATCGAATCTTTCCGCTACCGCGGCTACACCTTCTCAGCCGACACTATTCCCTTTTTCGTGGCTGAGACAATCGACATCGACACGCCGAATGACCTCGCTTTGGCTGACGCGATCTTGCGACAGCGAGAATCCAATTCGCCGCAAGCAACAGAGCGCGCTAGTCCGTCGGCAATCCAATATCCGCTGTAAAGGCGGAGATCGGATTGCGGTCCCCGCGGAAATCAACCATCCAACGGGGACTGAAAAATGCGGAAGCTCATTCTCAGTGACGGCGAATTTTCTCCCGCGAGCATCAAGGAGCTTCGCGAAAAGCTGGGGCAGATTGAGGCGGGATTCGAAGAACTCAACAAGTCCTTCAATGAGCGAAAGTCGAAGCGAGACGCCGGCGAGGATGCGCCGCTGTGGGCGGACGGCGAAGAGGCCCGATTCAACGGGCTGAAGGCTGACAAAGAAATCGTGCAGGCCCGCATCGCCGAAGAGGAAACCGCGTTGCAGCTGGAAGCCTCCCGCGCGATGGCTCGCGGCAGCGATCGCCAGACGCGGCCGGCGAGTCGCGATACGGCCGATGGGCGGATCGAAGTTCCCTATCGTTTTCGCCGCCAGGCAGAGCGGTCCGTCTTCCAAGGTCCCGATGCGGCCCGCGACGCCTACGAGGCCGGCCAGTGGGTGCTGGGCGTGCTGTGCGGCCGTCAAGACGCGATGCAGTGGTGCCGCGATCATCTGCCTGAAGAGCACCGGGCAATGGCTGTGGGCGGCTTCGGCACGGGAGGCGCCCTGGTCCCGGATGCGTTTCGGGACACGATTATCGACCTCGTCGAGCAATACGGCGTGGCCGCGGCCGAGTGCGAGATCGTCCAGATGGCCGCCGACGTGGTCAACTGGCCGCGGGTGACCGGCGGCGTGACGCTGTACGCGATCGGCGAGGCGGACACGCCCACCGAATCGACGCCGTCGTTCGATGGCATCGGGCTGGTCGCCCGCAAGTGGGGCGCGCTGGTCAAGTACTCCAGCGAGTTGAACGAATCGGCCGTCATCAGCATCGCCGATTTCCTGGCGCGGAAAGTTGCCGAAGCTTGGGCGTACAAACTCGACCAGTGCGTCTTCCTGGGTGACGGCACGAGCACTTATCACGGGATCGTCGGCCTCAAGAACGCGTTGCAGGACGGCAGCGAGTATACGGCGATCACCGGCAACACGGCATTCTCGACGCTCGATATGGCCGACTTCGAAAGCATGATCGGCAAGCTGGCGACGTGGGCCGAGCGGAACGCCAAGTGGTACATCAGCAAGGCCGGCTGGGCGGCCAGCATGATGCGGCTGGCGGACGCGGCCGGCGGCAACACGGTCGATCACGTTGCCGGTGGTCCTTCGGTGCGGACCTTCTTGGGCTACCCGGTCGTTCATACGCAGGTCATGAATTCGACCCTCACCGCGCAGACCAGTACGGAAGGGCTCTGCTATCTGGGCGATCTCCGCGGCGGTGTGGTACTGGGCATGCGCCGCGACATCCGGATGCGGACGCTGGGCGAACTCTACGCGGCCAGCGATCAGATCGGCTTCACCGCGTTCGTGCGGCACGACGTGAACGTGCATGACGTCGGCACGAGCACCGTGGCCGGCGGGATCATCGGACTCGAAACGCCGGGCAGCTAACCCCGACGATTGCTTTGGTTCACCTGTTCACTAACTGAAAACCAGATCATTAGGGGAAAAGAAAGATGCTTGGCAACCCGCTGCAGCAATGCAAATTCATCAACGTCCTGCCGCCCGTGGCGATCAAGGACAACGAGGCCTGGACGACAACCGAAATCGACTGCAAGGGCTGGGATTATCTGGTGATCGTCTTCGCCCTGGGGGCGACGGACATCGCACTCGCCGCGCTGAAGGTCCAAGAGTCCGACACGTCAGGGAGCGGCTTCGCCGATGTGACGGGCTTGATCTGCGGCACGTCCACGACGATCGACGGGGCCAAGTCGGCGCTGATGTCGGCCACGGACGACAACAAGATCACCGCGTTCGAAATCGACTTGACGAAGCGTAAGCGGTACATCGACCTGTCGGCGACGGCTGGCAACGGCACCGCGGGCAGCTACGCCGCAGCGATCGGGATCCTGTACCGCGCGAAGGACATCCCGGTCAGTGCCAGCGAGCGCGGGTGTGACGAAATCCTTCGGGTGTGAGTGGCGGTGCAGTTCTCCTTGCGGAGCCGGGCGGTCGTCAACCGGCCGCCCGGTTTTTTTGAATCCTGTCATTCTGGGGGCGGAATGAAAACGTATGGCAAAGGTAAGACTTCTGAAGCACTGGCGGAACTTCAAGCCCGGCAGAATCTTTACGGACCTTCACGAGGGATCGGCAAACGAATTGATCCGCCGCGGCCGGGCAGAGCGGCTACCCGACGACGACCAGGAGATGACGCCGGCCAATCGCAGCGAGGTTGAAACGGCCAGCCGCAGACCGGGGCGGCCGCGTAAGCTGGCTCCCAACTGAAACGAGGTGAGCCGTGGGCTACGCGCTAAAACTCGTCACGCCGCCGACTGAGCAGCCGGTTACGCTCGACGAAGCCAAGAAGCAGGTCGAGATCGCAACATCCGTCGAGTATCACGACGACCACCTGTTGCGACTTATCAAGTCCGCCACCGAAGCGGCGCAAGTGCGGGCCGGCCGGCAGATCCTGACGGCCACCTATCGGCTGACGATCGACGCTTTCCCCGCCGAATCTGACAGCCGGATCCTCGTCCCCATGCCACCGTTGCAATCGGTGTCGTCGATTGCGTATTTGGACAGCAACGGCGTTTCGCAAACGCTGGCCACGACCTATTACCGCGTGCTGACGGACCGGGAGCCGGGCGAGATCATCCTTCGATACGGCCAGACGTGGCCTTCGACCTACGACGAACCGCAGGCCGTGACGATCAACTACCTGGCGGGGATCGCCGACACGACGGCCGAGCTGGGCGACAAGGACGAATGGATCAAGGAAGCGATCCTGCTCCTGGTGCAAGCGTTATGGCTGCGAGACTTCGGCCAGGTGAACGGCAAGATTTTCGAGCGGGTCGATCAAATTTTGGAAGCTCATCGGTGTGGGGACGATTTCTTTCAATATGGGGAGGAATAACAAATGAGAGTGTCGCGAAACTTCAAGGCGGCGTTGCAACAGGCGGCGGAAGATGCCTGCCAGGCTGGCGAGATCAGCCGCTGGGAATTGGCTCGCGTGCGGTTGGCGATCGCGTTTCGCCCGCGGGCGTTGGCGGAAGTGCAAGGATGCGTGATCGACGAGGCTTGCCGGGCAGGCAAGATGGCGCCGCAGTCCGCCGAAGCGGCAGAAGCGGACGGTTTCGATTGGGCGGCGTTGCTGGAGTTCATCAAGCAGCTGTTGCCGCTGATCCTCCAGATCATTTCCATTTTCTCAGTGTGACAGGTGGGGCCATGCGACGACCAATTTATTCCGTGGCGGTTCTGTTGCTGGCCGCAACGATCGCGCACGCGGGCGAAACTACGATCCGAATTCAGACCGCGGACAGCAGCCCCGCCGATCTGAAGATGATCGGGCCGACGACGGCTGACATCGACAAGCCGGTGACGATCGTTGTGACAGGGCTTCCCGATGTTGACCTGACAAAGACCATCGGGGATCAGGTCAAGTGGGTCGAGTTGCTACGGTTCGACGTGAGTTGTCCAGACGACGCCAAGCCTGCCGTGCTCGAAAAAGAGTTGGTGATGTCGGTCAGCCCGTGGCAGTGGAAGCTCAGGCTAACGCTTACCTGTCAGGTCGCCGGTGCTTACGTCATTGTCTGTGACTGGAACGAGCCTCCCTTCGGTCTGGCCTTGCATCGCGTGACCGTGGGAGGCACGCCTATCCCCCCTCCCGTTCCGCCGCCAGTGCCAACAGCAGCACGGGCGTTCATCCTGTACGAAGCCCAGCAGCTAACCCCAGTCCAAAACCTCTTGTTGTCAGACCTACGCAACGACCAGTACCTGAAGCAAAAGAAACTCCAGATCCTCGACCAGAACGCCCTGGGACCGAAGGGCAGTCAGGTGCCGAAAGTTCAAGCCGCACTCAAAGCGTCGGCAGGCAAGCCGCTTCCACTCCTCGTCCTGTTCGACGAGGCTGGTTCGGTCGCATCTGTCGTTGATCTGCCGGACACCGTTGCCGCCGTGGTGGCCGTACTGAAGGAGGCCGGACTGTGAGTTACACCAGCCCCATCTTCGATAGCTGGTCTGATCGTTGGCTCGACGTGGATTTCCGCGCCAACGTGCCGGAGGGAATGAGCCTCGGAGCGGTGCCGCAGAGCGATGACACGTTTCGCGGTTCGCAGTTCGAAGAGTCGTTTCCGCTGATGACTGATGCTGAGGTCAAGGACTTTATCGAGGATCAGGATCAGCACGGAGGGAACCTCGACCGACTCGTCACTCATCGGTATGACCAAAACGGTGAGGGGACTTGCACCTGTAACGCCGGGGCGGCGAAGTACAACATCCTGGCGGCGCGGCAGTTCGGCCGCGATCGCGTGATTCCGCAATCACCGATCAGCATCTATATGAAAATCGCCAGCGGGCCAAACACGGGCTCGGCCGTTGGCGATTGTCTCGACCAGCAGCGGAAGACGGGCTCGCTTCCTATCGACACGCCGGAAGCTCGTGCGATCATGGGCGAGTACGCCAGTGGTGCTCACTTCATGCGGGCTGTTGGGTACGATCGGAGGCTTTACAAAGACGGCTGGGAAACGACCGCCGACTGGTTCAAAGTTCACGAGTTCTATCAGATCGACTCTGCGGCGGGATTCAAGACGGCTCTGTGTCGCGGCTGGCCTGTTCACTATGGCCGGTCCGGGCATTCGATTCTTGGCGTTCGGCTGGCGATCAAATCGGGGACGATCTACGTGGTCTATCTTAATTCGTGGGGCGCGTGGGGTGAGGAGTTGAATGGCATTCGTGCCTACGGACTCGATTCGCCATCTGCCTACGGGACCGGGGCACAGCGGTACGGCGCCCATTGTGCCTGCTCAGTAATTGTGCCGCCGTGGGAGATGAAGTGACATGGCACGACGACGAGGGGGCGGGTTGCGGGGGCGGTTGGATCGGCTGGAGGGCAACGCCCACGCGACGATGGGCCAAGCCCAATTCACGCTGGCGGCGATTCGGGAAGCGGCCCTGGGGCTGCTCGAAGAGTTGCAGGATGGCGTGACGATCGAAGTGAAGAAGACCGGCAATCTGATGGATTTCTTCAACGGCAAGACGGACACGTTGCCGTTGAGTTTGCGCATCGTTCCGGAGGAAACGGAAGAAAACGAAACAGCATGAAATCGTTTATCCACCCTCTGATTCCGACGATTCTCGTTTGTGGATCTGCGATCGGCGCGATCGGAGCCGCTGTTGCTGCGGCTGATTTCCCGGATGCAACGGTCGCGATCCAACGGGCGGCCGAGTCGAGTTACGAGGCGGTAGTTCTGGTGCTGATCGTCCTAACCACGTTTGGCCTGTTCACCTGGGCGGTGCGATGCTGGATCGTCCAAGCGGCTGTGAGAGAGGATAGGTTGTCGCAGAGAGTAACCACGCTGGAAGACAAAATCACGGATCGTCTGCTGACCACGTTGGACAAAAGTAGCGACGTGATCAATCACAACAGCGATTCGCTTCGGAAGATCAACGAAGTCTTGACAGGGCTTTCTGCTCAGATGGAACGATTCAGCAACGGCGTGCTGCAGCTGGAGATGTCGATTCGCGATCACGACGCGAAGGTGGAGGAACACGTTGCACGTGCGGCTGGAATAAGAAATGGTTAGCCACTACCTATCTCCGTTGACCTGGGACACGGCTGAGCCGGGCGGCTGCTGGCGAGCGCCGGACGGGTGCGTACTGGGGCTGGACCTGCGATCGCTGGCGGACCAGGGGCTGGCAGGAAGCTACGGGGATTGGCCGTGGGCTTACGTGCTGAGCGAGACGCCGCAGGCTGGAGACGATTTGATTCCGCTGGGCAGCGGGCGAGTGGACGAAGTGCGGCCGAGCGGCCAAAGCACGCGCGACGCATGGCGGCGGTGTACGGGGCAGCAGCCGATCGGGGACACGCTGCTCGATTGGGTTTGGTCGCTGGCTACCGATCAGGCCGATCCCACCGGTGACACGCCGTTGAAACCGATCCTGCCGACGCGCGAGGGAAATTCGGAACTGTGGCTGCCGCTGCACTCGCTGGTGCGGTCGCGGCGGTTCGCTTGGCGGCCGGGATCGGATCGGTACTGCAACGCGGTGCGAGACGTGTTGCGGCGCGATCTGAAGTCGTGCGCCGCTGCGGACCCACGACTCGCTGAACGGGCATTGGACGCGATCTGTCGGAAGCATCACTGCGATCCGCGGGAGATCAGCCAGCAGGTAAAACGCGGCCGAGCGACCACGACAATTACGGACGATTTCAGCGGCACGCTCGCCGCCTGGGACCAGCACAGCAAGACGTGGACGATCGAATCGAGCCGGCTCAAGAACACGTACAGCGGCGGAACGGTGGAGCGGTGTCGCCACACGACCGCACTTAGCAGCGCGGACCACTATTCGCAGTGCGCGGTGTACGGCACGCTCCACGGCGGGGCTACCCGACTCGACGCGGCGGCGTGGAACGGCTACGGGTGCCAGGCGTACAGCCTGGGCAATCTTCTTGTTGTGGATAAGGTAACGTCGGGCTCGCATTCCGCGCTGGCCTTTCCCGCGATTTCGTATTCGTCCGGAAAGGTCGCCAAAAGTTCCATCAACGGATCCACGCTCAAGTCGTACTACGACGGGGTGGAGAAGGATTCTCGCACCGACACGACGCACAGCGGCTATCTGTACTGCGGCGTGCTCGCGAGCGTGCAGGATCAGACCTCGGATGATTTTTACGCGACGGACGGCCTGACGTCGGGCGGACTGTATAAGCGGATCGTCGGCGGTGGAGTAATCTGACATGGCAGACAACGTACAGGTGAACGAACGCACAACCGACGGCGCGATCTTCGCTGCGGACGAGATCAGCAGCGTCTACTACCCGCGAACCAAGATCGTGATCGGAGCGGACGGCACGAACGACGGCGACGTGTCTTCGGCTAATCCGATGCCGGTGACCGGTCCGTTGACAGACACTCAGCTGCGGGCCTCGGCCCTGCCGGTGTCTGGCACTTTCTGGCAGGCCACCCAGCCGGTCAGCTTGGCCAGCGTGCCGTTGCCAGCCGGCGCGGCGACGGACGCGACACTGGTGACGATCGCCAGCTACCTCGATACGGAAATCGCATCTGCGGTCAGCCTCCTGGGCACGATCGACGCGGACACGTCGGCCCTGGCCGGCTGCGTCGCCGGCACCAAGGTCCAGGTGGACATCGTGTCGGGAAGCGTGTCCATCACCGGCAGCGTGGCTGTGACCGGCCCGCTGACGGACACCCAACTGCGAGCCTCGGCTGTGGCGGTGTCTGCGGCCAGCCTGCCGCTGCCCACCGGGGCGGCGACGGAAGCCACGCTGGCGGACGTCAAAACGTCTGTGCAGTTGATCGACAACGCCGTGAGCGGGGCTGGGTTCAACATCACGCAGTTGGCCGGCGCTGCGGTGCCGATCGGGGCAGGCACGGAAGCGGCAGCGGTCCGGGTGACGATCGCTACGGATTCCACGGGGACCCTGAGTGTTGATGACGGGGGCGGTGCTCTGACAGTTGACGGCACCGTGGCGGCTACGCAGTCCGGAACTTGGAATGTTGGCACGGTGACGACTGTCACGGCCGTTACGGCGATTACGAACGCTTTGCCGGCCGGCACAAATGCGATTGGGAAGCTGGCGGCAAACTCCGGCGTGGACATCGGCGACGTGGACGTGACCAGCGTGGTGCCCGGCACGGCCGCAACGAACTTAGGCAAGGCCGAGGACGCCGGCCACACGAGCGGCGACGTGGGCGTGATGGCGCTGGCAGTGCGTCAAGACGCGGCTGCCGCGCTGGCTGGGACCGACGCGGACTATGCGCCTCTGGAGGTTGACGCGATCGGCCGGCTGCACGCCAACGCAACCGAGATCAGCGGCGCCGTCTACGACGGTACGACGCTTTGCACAGTGAAGCGGTTTATGGCCGTGTGTGGGGACGGGGACAGTCTGATCGCTGCCGTCGCCTCGAAGAAGTTCCGGGTGCTCTCGTTCGCAGCAATTTCCCTCAGCGGTACAATCGCACGTTTTTGGCTGGACGACGCTGACGCTGCGGTAGTCTTAGGAAGCGCCACAGGCATCGCGCTAGAGGAAGACAGTGGGGCGGCTCCGCCAGGATTCGTACTGCCTCACAATCCGCATGGCTGGTTCCAGACGGCGACGGCCAACAAATCGCTTCGGGTACAGTATGCAAGCGGCACCGGGGCATTGTTTTTCGGCACGTACATTGAGGTGGCCTGATGCTGCCGCAGATTCTGTTGCTGTTGGATTGGGCTGCTGGGGGCGCCGCCACTACAACTGGAAACGACATAATCCAGTTGACGGCTCAGCTGGACACGTTGTTGACAAGCATCCTGCAACTGGACATCCCGATCGCAGGCAACAGTCAGTTGGACACTCTAATTACTGGCACGGTGGAACGATGACCGACTTTGCGAATGCCGAAGTACACGTTGACGATGTTGGGACGCGCTTCAAGCTGACGCTGGAAGACGGTGACGGAACGGTCGTCGATATTTCAACAGCCACGGTCAAGCAGTTTGTGTTTCGCAAGCCGGACGGCACAACGTTGGAAGTTGACGCGACGTTTTTCACAGACGGCAGCGATGGGATTCTGTACTACGACACCGTTGCCGGAAATATCGACATGGCCGGCCAGTGGAAGGTGCAGGCTTACGTGTTGATGACTGGATTCGAGGGACACAGCGAAGAGCGAGTGTTTCAAGTCTATAAGAACCTTCGCACGACGTGGGGTAGCTCGTCGTCTTCTCCGGGACCGTAGGAGGATTGGCCGTGCTGAAAATCAAGCCAGGAAGAGTGCGGCACCAGGTCGACGTGTACCTGCCGACGACGGGGCTCGACGATTACGGGCGCCGCAGTGGAACCGATACGCTGGTCCTTGCTGCTGTGCCAGCGGCGATCGAACAGCTGACGGCGCTGGAGCTGATCCGAGCACGGCAGATCTTCCCGGAGGCCACGCACCGCGTATACCTGACGCTCTATCCTTCGCACGGTGTCACGTCGAAACACTATCTGATGTTCGGCACGCGGAAGTTGCACATCGGGGCTGTGATCGACAGCGAGAATGTGGGAGTGGAGTTGGAATTGCTCTGCAAGGAAGAGGTGTGACGTGGCGGGACCTGCGGCAACGATCGAATTGGAGGGACTCGCCGAAACGCGCCAGCGGATTCTTCAGTTGCCGGATCGGATTCAGAAGCGGTGCATGTCGAAAGCGGTCCGGGCCGGTGGGGCGTTGTTCGTGAAGGCCGCCAAGCGGAACGCACCGCGATTGACGGGGTTGTTCAAGCGGTCGTTGGCTCAGAGGGTGAAGTCGTACCAGGCCGGCAAGGTAGTCGTGTCGATCACCGGCCAGCAGAACACGGTCAAGAATCGCCGCAAGCTCCGCCGCGGGCGGGGCGGGATCTCCGGCCGCGGGGACCTGGTGCCGATCCATTTCGTCGAAGAGAACACGAAGCCGCACCGGATCCCGAAGGAAGGACGCGGAATGCTGATCCTTCGGAATCGCAGCGGAGGTAGAGTGTTGGTCTATTCTGTGGTCCATCATCCTGGTACTCGTGGCCAGCATCCGATCCGCCGGGCGGCCGACTCACAGGCGGGAGCGGCCGCGCAGGAGTTCGCCAAGAAACTGGCGATTGAAGTTGACGCCGAAGTCGCCAAGCTGGCCGTGGGAGGATAACAGTGTCGCAATTCGCTTCTGATTTCCGCTCGTTCCTGCTCGACCAGACTGCGATCGCCGCGGCCGTGGGGACGCACATCCACGTTGGGTCTGTTCCGCAGCCAACCGCACCGCCCTACATCTGGATTGGCCGGGCCGGCGTATCGTCGGAGCGGACTCTCGACCAAGCCCAAGGCACGGCGCCAGACGAAGAGCGATGGGATCTCGAAGTCTGGAGCGACGACGTCGGCGAGGTGCAGGACATCGCGGAGCTGATCCGGGCCTTGGATTGTGCCAAGGGTGCATTCGGCGACGGCACGATTCAGCTGCTGATCGTCGAAGACCACGCCGACGATTACGTGCCGAAGGGTAACTTCGGCGACGAGGGCTACGATCTAGCCGCGTTTCAAATCCAGATCCTGATGTACTCGGCCGGGACTTCCTCCTCGTCGCCGTAACAGAGCGCGCTACCCGTTTCGCTGGGCAATCTTGGGGCTGTGAAGCAACAGCCCCAATTTTGAAACGGGACGCGAAACATGACCGCAGTCAAACAGATCGCTCACGGAACCATTCTCAACGTCGGCAGTACCGCTCAACAGCTTGTGATCGGTATCACGCCGCCGCCGCGCATCCGGCAGGAAATCGACGGCACGGCCCTTGCTGACACGCTCGAAGTTCCGCTGTTGGGAATCGAGCAGAAGAGCGAGATCGTCGTCAACCAATTCTGGGATCCAGGCGACTTGAATCACCACGCGCTCGATGCTGCGTTTGACGCGAAAACGAGTCTCACGCTGCAGATCGTTACACCGCATGCGGTCCCTGTGACCGACGAGTTCACCGCGAAAGTGACGAAGCTCGAACCGGAGGAGCTGACCGTTGGCGGGGCGTTCAAGCGGAAGGTGACCCTCGTTCGTACCGGGGCGATTACGCGCACGGAGGGCTCGTCCAGCTCGATTGCGTAACGACTGATCACCGCAGACCGAACGATTCAAGGGGCGAATCGTGAGCAAAACGAAAACCGAAGATCGCGTCCTCTCC